AATAGTAATGAACGAAGGCAAGAACAACGAAGAGGCAGTCGCTATCTGCTATTCAATGTACGAGCAAGGCTTCAAGTTTGAGTCATACAACGACTACCCCAAAGCAGCAGGACAAAACGCTGCAAGAGGAATGAAATTGAACGAGGCAGTTGGCAATCAATGTGCCACCTTGGTAGGAAAAAACAGAGCCAATCAATTGGCTAATCAAGAGCCTCTGTCAATGGAGACCATCAAGAGAACCTACTCATTCCTTTCAAGAGCGAAGACATACTACGACAAGAACGACAAAGAATCTTGTGGCACTATCTCCTATCTCTTGTGGGGTGGTGATGAGATGCTGAGTTGGACTGAGAGAAAGTTGGAACAACTCCAAATGAGAAAAGCCAGAAGAGGGTTTGCCATTCAGAGCGAGGAAAAGAGAATCATCTCAGGTGCTGCTATGATTGCTGACCTTCCAATCTATCGCTACGATGACCAACGAGGTGAGTACTATGTGGTTTTTGACAAAGAGACAATCTTTGAAATCGCAAAGAAATGGGCGAAGCAAGACAAATATGATTCTGTAAACATTCATCACGATGTGCCTTCTCACGGACTTTCTTTGTTTGAGTCATACTTAACAGACAGAGAGCGTGGGATAATGCCTCCAAAGGGCTATGAAGAGGTAGCAGATGGGTCTTGGTTTGTTTCCTACTTGGTCAACGATGACCAAATCTGGGAGCGAGTCAAGAATGGTGAGTTCCGTGGGTTCTCTGTTGAAGGGATTTTTGACTTTGATATGAGTCAGCAGCAGAAGGTTGAGGACACTTTGTTCCGCAAACTGAAAGAGATTGCATCCAAATGGGATGGAAAAAACTAAGCCAAAAAACAAATAAAACTAATTTTATATAGTATGAACTCAAAAGAAGTAATTCAAGAGATTCGGACTTTGCTGGGATTCAGCGAAGAACCGAAAGCCGAGATTGAGATGGCATCCGCTATGCTCGTTGACGGCACAGAGATTCAATGGGAAGGTGAATTGGCAGTAGGTGTGGCTTTGTTCGTTGTTACAAACGAAGGTCTTGTTCCTGCTCCTGACGCAACTCACGAAGTTGAAGGTGGAATGTTGGTCACTACCGAAGGTGGTTTGGTGACTGAAATCGTAGAACCTGCTGCTGAGGTTGAGGTTGAAATTGAGGCAAAAGAATTTGCTACAATTGAAGCCTTTGAAATCTCAGTTGCTGAATTGAAAGCAGCCATTGCTGATTTGAACTCCAAAGTAGAAAAGTATGGTGAGAAGTTCTCCGCTCAATCTGAGGCCGTTATGAAGGCCGTTGATTTGGTAGAGGCTATCGCTGAACTGCCTTCTGCTGAACCCGTAAAGAAAGAAGAAGTCAAAATGAGCAAGAAAGATGCTCAAATGGCTAACATCGTAAAAATTGCACAATCACTTAAAAAATAAATAAAACTATGGCATTCAATGTTACCGGGTTGACTAACTATGTCAACGAGCAAAACACCGACATCCTCATCAAAAGTTTGTTCGGTTCTAAGACCGCTTCTATGCTTCAAGCAGCTGGTCAAGTTCAAGTAGGTGTTAAGAGCGCAGAGGCTTTGAACATCTTGTCTTCTGATGTGTATTTCCAAGCCGATGGTTGCGGTTACACCGCATCTGGAAACACCACTTTCTCTCAGCGTACTATCACCGTTGGTAAAATCAAAGTTGAAGAGACCTTGTGTCCCAAGACTTTGGAAGCAAAGTGGATGCAAACCCAAATCGCCGCTGGTTCTCCTACTGCCGTTCCTTTTGAGCAGCAAATCAGCGAGAGCAAAGCTTCTGTAATCGCCAAGCAATTGGAAGTTGCTATGTGGCAAGGTGACACCGCTACTTCTAACACCAACCCCAACACCAACAAGTTTGATGGCTTTGTCAAAATCATTGACGCTGCTTCTGCTTCTACAATTTCTGGTAACACCGGTGCAGTTACTGCCGTAACTACTTCAAACATTGATGACATCTTGGATGCTATCTACGCTGCTATTCCTGCTGACATCGCTACTGCTGATGACTTGGTTTGCTGGGTAGGTATTGACAACTACAAAAAGATGTTGACCAACTTGAAGAACGCCAACTTGTTCCACTATGTTCCTGATGCCTCTACTGAAATGGAGATGGTTTACCCCGGAACTAACGTGAAGGTTGTTGCCGTTGGTGGTTTGAACGGAACTAACCGTATGTTCGCTGGTCGTTTGAGCAACTTCTTTGTTGGTACTGATTTGGCTAATGAAGAAGAGGATTTGCGCTACTGGTTTAGCATAGACAACGATACTGTACGTTTCCGTATGACTTGCAAGTATGGTGTTCAGGTTGCTTTCCCTGACCAGATTGTTCAGTTCACTTTGGCTTAATTCATAAAAGGATAGATTATGGCTTGTTCATTAACCCAAGGCTTCACACTTGATTGCAAAGACGCTGTCGGTGGCATCAAATCTATCCACTTGATTGATTGGGCTGCTTCTGGATTCTCAATCGGTGGTAGCGAAGTAACTGCTACAACCATTGCTTCTGGTGATGTCTTTACCTATGAACTTCCCAAGGGAACTGGTTCAATGGTAATCACCACCAATGTAAGCACCGAGAACGGAACTTCTTTCAATCAGGCTGATGTTGCCTTCAAATTGCGTAGGCTTTCAACTGCCAAGCGCAATGAATTGAAACTCTTGGCTGCTGGTCGTGTTTTCTGCATTGTCAAAGACAATAACGATGACTACTGGTTGTGCGGCTACGAGTATGGTGCAGATGTGACTTCAATGGTTGCAAACACGGGAACTGCAATGGGCGATTCTGTCGGCTATGAGGTTACTTTGTCTGCCATTGAGGGAGATGCACCTTACAAAGTGCAAGGTTCAGTTGCCACTTCATTGGGCATCTAAATCTGGTTTTTCATATGTGTGAGATTGGGGTGGCTTAGGTCACCCCTTTCTTTTTGTCCACTTTTTTGATTCCGCTATTTCTTATTGATGTTGCAGATAGACAAAGGCGAAACAAAAAATTGGTATCTAACACTGACGGAAAAGGTGACAATCTCTCCCGTTTATTTTCTTTTTTCGTTCACTCATCGCCTGACCAACACGACTACAAATGTCATCTTGACCGATATCAGTTCCTATACTGACCGATACAACAAATTCTTAGTAACAGAGGGAACAACTTTCACAATCTATTCAGGAGAGTATGACTACAAAGTCTACGCTCAAACCTCTTCAAATAACACCAACCCAGACAATGCAAATGAGTTGGTTGAAGAAGGAATATTGAAAGTCAACGAGCAAGAGCAACCAGAAGTTTATTATACCCCATCGTGAGCGAAAAGCAGCACAACATATTGCCAACTACACCTGTTGAGATATTTGCTTTTCTTGTAACTCAGGAAGATGATTTGTTGTTGACTCAAAGCTTTGATTTTTTAGGTTTGCAAGACACTGCCTACATTGACCAAAAGCAATACATCCCCACACTCGTAGAGAAGCCATTTGCGGTCACTTTGAACAGCAAGGCATACATCCCTACTTTGACTGAAAAAATAATTGAACCAACGCAAGTTTCATATCTTCTGACCTCAGAAGGTTATTTCTTGCGAACCCAAGATGGGAATTTCATAATCTTATGACCAACAAAAAAATCACCGACTTAGTTGAGTTAACCACTCCGACCACAGATGATGTGTTTCCTTTGGTAGACATTGCAACCAATAGCACCAAGAAAGCACAACTTGCCAACCTCCCCATCTCAACGGCTACTCAAACGGCTTTGGATGCCAAACAAGCGACCCTTGTTTCAGGTACAAACATCAAGACCATCAACTCAACCTCTTTGTTGGGTTCGGGTAATATTTCTATCGCTGCCAACCCCGCTGGAACGGCTGGGCAAATTCAGTTTTCTGACGGCTCTGCGTTTGTTGCGGATTCAAATCTCTTTTGGGATAACACTAATAAAAGGCTTGGGGTTGGGACTGCTTCGCCTACAAAAACGCTTGATATTAACGGAAGCATAAGAACTACGAGCGATATTTATATACAAGGAGATAGTAAATTTTTATATGCCAATACTGGTGGCGGCTCTGTCACCGTAGGTCTTTATTTTAGACCATCGGCAACGGCTTTGGATGTTTATACAAATGCGAGCGTTGCTGCAACCTTTGGAACAAGTACACGAACAACCATCAAAGGCTCAGGCTCAACCTCCGCCACAACATCATTGTTGGTGCAGAATAGTTCGGCAACTCAAGTATTAAAAGCAACGGATGATGGTAAATTGACTATTGGTACTAATGCAAGTAATAGCGGTGCTTTATTGTTTCAATATCCTCAAGTTGGAACAAATGGCGTTTTTTGGGGTGATGATTATTCAAATATATGGGGTTCAATAACACTTTCTCGTGGTACTGGAGAAATGAGAATTTCCGCCAATTCGGGTGGATATTTTCAAACTTTTTACGAAGGTGGTTCAGAAAGAATGAGAATACAAAATGGAAGCGTAGGGATTGGAACAACATCTATTAATGCTTCTGCAGTTTTACAAGCCGATTCTACAACCAAAGGTTTCCTCCCTCCC